ATAGGTAGTCGCACTCTTTGTGGTAGAGAGGCGTCATCAATTTCTTGTGGTCTGTACATAGGTACAAGTTTGTTAGTCATACGGCTAATTCGACGAAGATTAAAGATTTCAATTTTGTACATGCCCAGTCCAAGCATGTTACATAGCTCTCGGTACTGTTCTTTTCTAGCAGTTACTATTTCAGAAAGCTGACGAAAACGTTCTGAACGGGGAATAGACACGCCGTCTGGAGAGATAATGTCAATATCAAACGCAGCATCTGTAGCCAGAGTATATAGGGCCATAGTAGATGCTAATAAAACTAATGGGTATTCATCAATTGCTGGTAGAGAAAGCATAGTAGCTCTGCTGCCATTGGAATCTGTGGTGCTACGAGCATGCTCTTGAAAAGCAGTATTTACGTAGGTCTCAATTTCAGTATCTGTAAAATACTTGTACATTGTTCCAGAGACGGTAATGATTGCCCCTGTAGTGGGTGCTACAGCTAAGATGAGCATACCAGTATGCTCTTCAACAGAGGTTGTGCTAGAGACGTTTGTTGCCCCAACTTTTATTACAAGAGAAGACCCTTTTACTGGAGCGTTAGTTAATTGGTAGCGCTTGGTAGCACCATCACCTACGAAGGTCTCTTCAAAACTACGACCCATATCGCCTAGTTCAGACCTAAGACGACCAGAAAGCGCTGCAAGTGTTGCCACTGTTACCTCCGGTAATTGTTGTAGCAATATAATCTCGTGATTACCGTCATAAGTCAGGACAAACGTTAAGGGCCCTCGTAGACAGGAGGGCGGTTGTCTACGAGGGCGATCTAGATAATAGGCTTTTTAGAGCCTGTCGTACAGGTAACCCTTTTCTTGCAAGTGCTGAGCAACATGCTTTGCTACCTTGTACTTCTGTCCGGCTTTAAAGGAATAGTGATTTCCTACGCCGATTGTTACAAAATCTAGGTCTTCAGCGACACGGATAATTTGTGTATCGTCTGCAAGACTTACGCCTACGGTTTCAACCTCATCAATAACGGTCGCTACGGCATTTGGATTAGTTAGATCCATGACTTCTGTTTCTAGTTTAGCTGCAGCTTCTGCTGTAGCCATAGAAATTTGACCTGCACGTTCTGCAAGTTCTTCTGCGTGGGCTTTGATTTGAGCCTCACGTTGACGTCCTGTGACGTCTGTTACTTTTGCTTTTGACACGATTAGTATTCTCCTATTGTTTGTGTTGGGGGGCTGGATTTTAAGGCCCAGCCCCCTAACGGGTTAAATTAGTTGGTTTCTGCCAAAACTACAGACTGGTCAGTAATAAGACCAAGACCGTAAATAGCATACCAAGCAAGCGCATGCTCACGACCGAAGTCAAGGATACCGCCATCGCGGAGCTCGACTGGAAGAGAGATTGCGTGACCGAATGCGTTATCTCCAATGAAGATAGCTGTGTAGCGGTCCTTGTTACCATTACCTGTCTTTGTTGCTGGGGTTGTGTAACCGCCACCTGTTGGGTAGACGATTGAACCTGCAGCTACTGCGGTATCAGCTGAGTAGCCTGAGCCAGCTCCGCCAACAACCTTTTCAATCTGTGTAGTTTCGATGAATACTGTGTCATAAAGACGTCCGATTTCACCGAGCATGAAGTTACCTGGAGCTGCGTACTTTGTTACTTCGATGAACTCTGCGTTGTCACGAAGCTTGCGGCTCTGGTGTGGGTGAACGAAAGCGACATATGTCTCGCCCAACCGTGGGATGTTCTTGGTTGCAAGTGTCTCAACTGCGTCCTTAACGGTTGCTGTTGTAAGATCAAATGCACCTGTAAGAGAAGCACGTGAAGTACCCTTTGTGCCGTAGTCATACCAGTTGTTGACTGCGTTTAGTGATGAGCGGTCATAACCGTAGATGACTGAAGATGCAGCCATAAGTGTGTCACGAGCCTGTCCATCAAGATAAAGGGCCATGTTACGGCCAAGAAGACGTGAGGCAGAAGCCATTACGTCATCGAATGAAGCGTTCAATAGAAGCTCAGATACAGCAATTGCATAGCCATGCTCTGCAACTGTGATTGAGAACTGTTGAGCTGTTAGAGCGTTAGTTGACATACGAACGCCTTCAACGAGTGAACCCGCGAAGCCGAGGTTGTTGTAACGCATAAAGTTGATCTGGAGACCAGGTGCAACTCCAAGCTCTGTCTTCTTAACAGCGAACTGTTCGAAGCGAAGGATTGGCATTGACTGGAAAAGGATTTCCTTTGACCAGATGGTCTGAATTGCTTGTGTAAGCTGGCTATTGGAGCCAGAGTACGCTGTAGGTGCTGCGGCTAAATTGCCGGTACCTGTTACGGCTGATGCCATGTCGGTATTACTCCTTAGTTAGATTTGATTAATTCGGTAATTTCTTACCCGAAGATTCCCTTGCCTCGGTCCGATGCGGTTTTACCCAGCAACTTTCCTCGGTATTTTGCGTATTCGGTAACCGACATAGCGGCAATTTGTTCCGCTGTAAACTGATTTTGCTCCATATTAGTGTCCATCGGTCCGGTTGGCGGCGCGGTTACCCGGCTGCCGGTCATTTCTTTACGGGCACTCTGCATTGCAGATTGCGCCGATTCCAGGATCCTTGAGGATCTCTCCCGCAGTCCTGTAATACTCTGTTCGATTTCATCAGGATTGTTTCCTGAAATAAGATCTACTAGCTCAGGCATGATGTTGTCACGCTCTTCTTCTAGGCGGCGATTGCGATACTCTGTGAGTTCCGCGTATTGACGCTCACGCTCTAGAAGAGTGAATGCACGTTCACGCTCTAGGCGTTCTGCTTCCAACTTCTGAGCCCACTCTTGTTCCTTTACTTCAAGAAGTTGACGTACATCCATTTCAGATTCTGCCTTCTTACGGGCTTCTTCTTCAGCTGCAGCTTTTTCAGCTTCCATCTGAGATAGGCGTTCTTCACGCTCTTTTTTGAGGATGTTTAGTTCTTCTTTTAAGGAATCAATTTGCGGATAGAGCTTAGATTTTTCTTGCTCTCGTACTCGCTTTAGATCTTCTTCTGTATAAGCCTTGTCTGTCAAGAGCTCTGTTTTTACTGGTGTTACTTTTGTTTCTGTTGCTACGGGAACGTCTGTCAGGAATGCTTCCTGAGCTTCCGGCGTATCAACGATATTTGTTGTTTCAGCCATGCTTTATCCTTTAGGTTGAGAGGTCGTTGTCCGATTTAGTGCCACGATGACCTGCGGATTGTTAGGTGGTAATAGGTTTCCAAATTCTTACGAATTTGTCTGCCTAAACTTATTATTCTGGTTTGTCCTCATCTGGAGTCCTACTCTTAGGAATAGTCGTTCCGTATGCCTTAGTTACCAGATCTACTTGTACCTGCTGGAGCTCTTGAATTACGCCTTCTTCCATTGGGCTTATCACTCCAGGCTGGCCGGTTGGGCCAGGTCCGATACCTTCCCCAGGTTTAGCACCTGGAGGCATGCCTCCTTCTTGTCCTTCTGGAAGCATTCCAGTCAAGGAAGCAATAGACGCAGTTATCTGAGTCTGAATTAGCTTTAACGCTCCATCCGCCTTAGCATCACGGATCAGCTCTGCACGAATTTCCTCAAGCTTCTCATCTGGGAACTCTTCGCCTAGTTGACGTAGAGCACCTTCACGGCTTTCTAAGCCCATAGCCATCTTAGATTGGATTTCGTTCAATACGACAAGCTTATCTAGAGGAAGTGGTGGTGGGAAGTGAACTTGGGTCTTAAATGTGTCTGGATCTTGTGGGTCCAGAACAGGAAGTTGTTCTGGCTTTATTGGCCCATTGATAGCGGGGTTGTAAACAAATACTTCTGGTTCTTTAAAAGCTAGGGTTAACAAAACTAGCTCATTTATCTTTTGCATACCTTCGCCGTATTGAATCATCTTCTGTTGGTAACGATTCATCAATGGCTGGTACTGAATAGAAAGTGCAACACCCGAGGTGTTTGAAATTGGCTGTACCTGTCCAAGTGCGGTCTCTGGTACACCGATCATTTCATGCATCGCTGTCTTGATTACCTTTAGGTACTCCATCGCACCTTGAAGGCCTTGTCCGCCACCTTCTAGGTTAAAGACTTGGGCGTCCTTAGGAAGTCCGCCCCAGACCTTCTTCGGACCTTTTTCAAGGGAAGAGGCCTTAGCACCGGTGATAACTGTAACGGGTGCCGCATGGTAGTTGACAATGTCTGCGATATCTGTTGCTACTTCGTTATAGTTACGATTAAGAACAATGATGTCGTGGCAATCTGACAATCCCCATGGGGAGCCTGAAACACGTACGTTTGGGATATGTACGATAGGTACTACGCCAATTGGATTAGGGCGTGAGTCAATAATTTCATCGTTGATGTATTCTTCAATACGATCATCGGTAAGGATCTCTGTGTAAGTATAAACAGAGCGAGTACCTTCTGCGGATGTGCCCCAGAAACGATACTTGAGCTTAAAACGTATTAGACGGGAACGGTCGTGTGGATGAAACTCTGGGAAACAAAAAGAAGAGTTAAGAGGAAGAATACGTACACGTCCTGGATGTGATCTGCCAATAGAATCTTCGTAACCTTCTTCGTACGCTACTTTAACAAAGCAATCGCCTGAAACTCCGCCCTGCTGTCCCATTTCCCACATAACAGAATGCTTGTCGTTATCTGTTTCCCACACACGCTTTAGAACGTCAGGAATAATTGCCTCTGTTGCTGATGGGCTGCGGAAAGATGCGCCACGACCAAATGTAAAGTTAATAATGTAATCTGTAAAAGCTCTATAGTAGTTGTACACCATTTGTGATTCGCCAATTTCACGGCGATAAGACCAGTGGTGCCCTAAATACATTGCCCAGTTAAGAGAGTAACGATTTAATCTCGGACCATGTACTTCAAACTCTTCATCCGCTAGTTCAACTAAACCTAGTGGAGAAATAGAAATTGTTAAGTCAGATGACGCAGCTCTGTAACTGGGAGGTGAAAAATCAATACCACCAGCCATTATTCACAACTCCCCATCTTAATGTTAAAGACCCCTTTTACTTTTCTTCTCAATACTGCTAAGTAAAGGCCACCCAGCCCCGGAGAAGGGGTACGAGGCTGGGGGCCTGTATAGTCTACTGTACTTAGTCTGCTACTTGTGCAGGATTCATGCGTTGGTAGCGTCCACCTGAACGAATGACTTCTTCGATAACTACCTGAGAGTGATCTCCAAAGTTACCTTGTGAGAACTCACCGAGATAGGTTGGTGCTTCTACCCATGCGGCTGAGCCGACATGTGCACGCTGCTTCATTGTTTCTTCAGGATACTTCTCAAACACATTGTTGTTGTGGTTTGGACGGCCCGCTGGGGTGTCATATCCTTGATCTAGTCCCACCTGAAAATCATTTGGGACGTCTGTGTCAGTTGCAACACCTTCTTCAAAGCGAAGTGGGCCACGTTGGCCTGGCATTGCTGCTGCCATCTTGCGTTCATATGTTGCGCCAACCTTCTCAGGGAACTGAGGTGTTGGGGCAATGTTTTCTACTGCCATGATTACTCCTTATGCATAGGGATTGAGGGTCCTCGGGTATAAGTCTCCACCCTTGGATTAGTTTTTAAATGCTAAATTAGGAAAAAAATGGGGATGCGCTAACCTCTACTGTAGGCATAACCATATCCTGGGTCATGGAGCAGGCTATGGCCAGGGAGTCCACAAAGTCGTCGTGGGCGTGAGCTTCGTCAGGGGCAGAAACCATAAAGTTTGGACCCTTATATTGAACTTCGGCATCAGTCATTTGCTGATAAAACTTTTTCCAAAGACGCAATCTTCTCGTTTTAGCGTGAGCTGGCCAAGAAACCATTTGACGTTGAATAAGGGCCTGTAGGTGCTTCCAGCGCTTAGATTGCTCTGTAGGGCTAGAGGTAATCGGAACCACCTCTGCTCTAGGCATTAGAACCTTTAAACGACCAGCTACAGCATCTCCAACTCCGTTAGAGTCTACGCCAATAGCCAATACGTCATAGTTACCTAAGAAGTTAACGATCTGGAAATATTGCTCTTCCCAGTCGTCTCCCTGGATCTCTAACCAATTAAGAATACGATGGTCGTAATAGCCAAATTCATCAGGCCTATCCCAATCGACCCACACAACAGTAACAACTGTAGAGT